GTGATTATGTAGTTGAGTCTGGTTATGAAGTTACTTGGTCTGGCACTAGAGGCTATCCAAGGACAGCTACATTCCATGAGGGTAGACTATATCTAGGTGGTACTAAGTCAAGACCAAACACATTGTTTGGCTCAAGAGTAGCTAGGTTCTTTGACTTCAATCCAGGTGAAGGCTTGGATGATGATGCTATTGAGGCTACACTAGATACAGACTCTGTCAATGCTATCATAGGATTGTTTAGTGGTAGGGACTTACAAATCTTTACTAAAGGTGGCGAGTTCTTTGTCCCACAATCATCACTTGACCCTATCACACCAAGCAACATAGTAATCAATGGTTCAACAAGAAGGGGTGCAAAGGAAGGCATCAAACCTGTAGGCGTAGAAAGTGGTACAATATTTATACAAAGAAGTGGCAAGTCAGTAAGAGAGTTTTTATTTAGTGATGTTGAGCTATCTTATGTATCAAACAACATATCTTTACTTAGCTCACATTTATTAAACACACCTATAGATATGGCACTTAGAAAAGCTACCTCAACAACTGAGGGTGATTTACTTATGATTGTGAACACAGATGGCACGATGGCGATGTATTCTGTGTTGCGTGGGCAAAATGTCATAGCACCATCCCTGGCAAGTACAGGTCCAGAGACTGCAACCATAACAGTATCAGACTATGCAAACATAGCTGTAGGTACAGAGCTTACATTTACAGATAACAATGGTACAGTCATTACGTTACAGTCAGAGGCAGTAGGTAGTTCAGCTCCATCATCTGCATCTGGCAACACACACTTCTTTAGACCAAACTCATCTAACAATACAACAGCAGATAACCTCTTTACTGCCTTTGGTAACATCAGTCAGTTTGTAGTGAAGAACCCAGCAGCAGCAGTCGTAACAGTCAAGCGTGTGGTCCCAGGAGATGACAATTTAACAGTAACTACAACTGACAGCACAAGACTAACTGTTACAAATTTTGCTAAAACAGACAAGTTTTTAAATGTAGCTGTAGACGTAGAGACAACTTACTGTGTAGTCAAGCGTTCTATCAATGGCTCAGATGTTTACTATGTAGAGGCTTTCAATGACGATAACACAACAGATAGTGCTATATTGTTTTCAGGAGGAACACTACCAGGTAGCACATCTCTAAGTGGCTTGTCGCATCTTGAAGGAGAGACAGTCAAGGTCATAGTTGATGATGCAATGCAAGCAAACAAAGTGGTATCTTCTGGTGCGATAACATTAGACGCAGTACCAACATCTTATGTAGAGGTCGGATTAGACTACACACCAAAGGTAAAAACATTACCTGTTGAATTAAAGTTACCTAGTGGTACAATAATGGCACAAAAGAAAAGAATCGTAGAATTGACAACCAATATGTATTTATCACAAAACTTAACAGTAAATGGCAACGATCTTGCTTTTACAGCGTCTACATTTTTTACAGGGAAGAAGAGAAGGAAACCAATGCTTGGATACGATAGGAACGGACAGATAACATTTTCACAATCTCAGCCTTTGTTTTTTACGTTGCTAGGGGTTGAATATAAAGTGAGTGTAGGATCATGAATTTTTTTACAATATTATCAGTAGCATCATCAATCGGTAGTGCGTTCGCAAGTTTTCAACAAGCACAAGCTATGAAAGCTTACTACGATGCACAAGCTGATTTACAAAGATTACAATATAATCAAAAAAGAGTTGAGGCTAGAGAGCAAGGTGTAAAGGTGTTACAAGAAACAAATAGACTTTTAGCAACAGCAACAGCTCAAGCAGCAGCAGGTGGTATACTAACCACAGAAGGCTCTGCTGCATTTATCAATACACTTACTCTAAGGAAGGGGACTGAAGATTTCCAATTATCAAAACTGAATGAAGAGATTATACAAAATATCGGATTGGTTGAGGTAAGAAACACAGAAGAGGCAGGAAGAATAAAACAGCAGTCTGGTATATTTGATGCGATCACAGGATTTGGTACTGATATAGTTAGGACAAAACAGAAGGGACTATTTGATTTAGTATAATGGCAGTCAGAAGAACATATAAAGGTGGGCAAGTTGGTATGGTCAACATACCAAACATTGGGCAACCACAGTTTCGTGAAAGAGCAGAGGCTGCTAGTTCTCTCAAAAATAGGATTGACCTAATCAAAGAGTTTGCTTTGGAAGAGGGCGAAAGGTTAGCAATAGAAAAAGGCGTTGAAGATGCTGTAAGCAATCCTATTGAGCTACAAGATTTCATC